AAATATTATCTGCATAAGCGAAACGAAGGCTACCACAATAAATACATTGCAATAGATTAGTTTTACTATAGATTTCACTTTGCCGCGGTCGATGTTCCACTGGGCGTTTTCTAACTTAAGCGACGTAGGAACAACTGTCCAGTTAAGACGGCTTATAAACCATTACTAGTAAGGGATCCTGATACTATTAAATTTATTTAGCCCCAATATCAGCCCCACTTGCTAGAAATTCACCGAATACAGTTACTGATTGTGTCTCTAATTCTTTATAGAAATGCGCATATATTTTATATATCATTTCTATTGTATTACCTAAGCGTTCAGCTATTGCATTAGGTGGAATAGATAAACTAATCAATATTGTAGCGTGTGTGTGGCGCAAACCATGTGGCGTAATTCTTTTTAAGTCAATATCATCTTCTTCAATTTTCTTATAAAATTTATCGAAAAATTGTCCCAAATAATAATGACTTACTTCTTCTCCTCCTTGATGTGAAATGAATACAAAGTCGTTTTCCTTATCTAGTTGTTTACCATAAGAAAACTTAGTTTCAATACACCATTTTTGGTATATTTTTAATTGCTTCATTACTATTTTATCCATCTTTATTGTTCGGTTACTGTTCTTTGTTTTTGGCCTTCTTAAACCATGTCCGTCTCTAGTGTACTCTACTGTGACTGTTTCTTCCTTAAAATTGATGCTTGACCATTTCAGTCCAGCACCTTCACCACTTCTAAGGCCGGAATAAGCTAGCAATAGAACAAATGTATAATTAGTTATATTACCATAACTTTTCACATAAGATAGAAAAGCATTTAATTCATCAGGATTTAAAAAGTTGTCTTTTTTATCATCTTGTTCGATTACGACTTTTCTAATTCTGTTTCTGCTAATTATTTCATCGTCTACGGCAGCGTTAATCGCAACCTTAAAAACATTATGATATTGTTGAATTGAACTGGGGGCTAGATCCATATTATACAACGCATTAATATAATCCCTTATATAGATGTTTCTGCTTAATTCATTTAGTTTGTACTTTCCTAATAAAGGATCGTAGTGATTATCAATAAGGGACCTTCTATTCTTTTTCGTTTTAACTCCCCAGGACCTCTCATTCGTTTCATACCAAATATCCAACCATTGAGAAACAGTCATTTGATCATGTTCTATCTGCGTAGTATGTCCACTTAATAGTGCGGACTTTACTTCTAAAAGTGCCTTTAGGCCTGCTTTTTCCGTTTTAAAGCCACTTTTCTTCTTTTCTCTTCTCTTACCAGATCTGTCATAATATTTATGGCGGTACATCCAACGCTTTTCACCGCTTTTTAAGATGTAATAGTATAGATCGTGATCAACCTTCGTATTGTGTAACTTCATCTTTCTCTACCCTTCTATCGCGTGGGTATACGCGTTTTAGGGACAATCGGTGGGGATAACCGGAAAGATACACTAGGCAACACCTCCTTAAATATAATGTATTACTTAATTGCTTTAAATACTGCTAACGGATCTAAAAACAAAGTGTGATCTTCATCTACTTGTATTTCAATACCGTATTTATCACGATAAGAATTTAAACTCTCTAATAAAAAACCTTCTGTCACTTCTAACTTTTCTGCAATTTCAAACCTTGATCGACAACCACAGTCAAATGCTTCTACTAATTTAGCTGGAGTTACTAGCCGTTCTGCAGCCCATTTTCTAGCAAGTTTTTCTTGTTTTACATTCGCTACTTTTGTTTGATCCAGTATGTCTCCAGATGTGGTGTGATAATGCCCAAGTTCCTCAGCAAGTACAACAGCCTTTTCTGTGGAAGTACTAATGTTTTTATTAATCCAAATTATATTATCCGCATATAGGCCTTTAATTCTAGATTTCATTGGCTCCTCATAGATGTCTATATTTTTTTGATAAGCCTCGTTCAAAAGACATTCATAACGCAAGTAGCATCACTCCTGTTGTTTTCTTTTTAGTCTCACAAACTCCTTGAAACGTTCAATTTCTTCTAGTTCGTCATCTGTCCAATCCTCACCATCATGATGTGCTGCTATTGTATGTATTTCTTCATCATCTGTACGACCTAGTAGATAATCTACAGATACATTGAAGTAGTCGGCTACTTTTTTTAGAGTGTCACTATTGGGAGAAGTTTTATCCCACCTTCTAATTTGTCCATTAGAAATCCCTATTTTTCTTTCTACTTCTGCAAAAGTTACTTTTTTGTTATCACAAAGAAACTTAATTCTTGCTATTAAACCCACTATAATCAACCCTTCGTGAGCTTATAAAACCATCATAATGACTAAAAAGTCACTTACGTATTGACAAATGACTTTTTAGTCATTATACTATGTTCATAAGCTAGTTTATTAGCTAAAGATAAGTACAAAAAATACGACCTATCAAAATACAATTTTATGCGTTGGGGAACGGATGAATGTATTGTTACAGGCTTTTACAAGTCTTATTTAGCTATGGTTTGATATTAGCATAAAAGTCATTACTGGTCAATGTATTTTAGGAAATTAGTTAATAATCTAGCTTATATATACATTTTCGAAAGGAGAGTTTTTATGTCAAAGGACTTAGGAGTGATGGTTAGATCAGAGTTATTTAAACGAGAAATGAGTCAAAAAGAATTAGCTAAATTAGTTGGAATCTCAGCAGTATATCTATCAGACATTATAAACGGTCGAAAAGATGGACCAAAACCACAAGAACACATCAAGCATATTCGAAAAATATTATCTATTTAAGGTAGGTGAACAGAGCTTATGCAAAAGGAATTACAGAAACAGACTCATCACCAATTATTGCTAGTGGATATTAATAAACTTACAGAAATTACGTGTATGTCGGCCAGGTACTTGGAAGATGAAATATTACGTGATTCACGAGTACGAATTCATGAACGTAGAAAAAGACGTAAGCGTTGGTGGTTGGCTCAGCCTACATTTGAGGCAATTGATGAAATTACAGCTGAATGGTAATAAAAATAATGCGTGGGTATACGCGTTTTAGGGACAATCGATGGGGAGGATTCATAATGAAGAAAATTCAATTATCAGATGGAATGCCGACAGATATTTTATCAGAAGATCAACCTAAAGAAGTGGTCAGCCTTCTAGATAAAATAATGGAATTAAGCTTAAAAAGTGGACTGAGTTATGTAGAAGTAAATAAAGCCCTCTATCTTGCGGATAAAGGACTTTTTGAAAGGACTATTTGGAGACGTCGTTCTCAGATTTAGCAATAAGTGCATCTAAATTAGCATCATCTGGCGATTCATTTTTATGATCATCATATTGTTGTTGATTAGCACCTACAACATATGTGGTGTTGTAGAGAGCCTGTCCATTGTCTAAAACATCAATAAGTTTCGTTCCGACGTGTAATAGAGTCCATCCCTTCTTTAAATAAGAATTGGCTCTTGAATTAGCCGGATCATCATCGAATTCTAAAGTAAATACAATATTATTCAAATTTAACACCTCCCCTTAAACAACATTCTAACAGAGAGGGAGAGGAAAGGGAGGACCACAATGTCGCACATAAACAATGAGCTATGTTTCAACTACTACTTGATCGAGTCAAAAACATGCTTTGAAAAGAAAAGATATGACAGCGCAAAAACAAACTTGCAAAACGCTATCTATTCATTAGAAGAAATACAGGACGCTAAAAACAAAGAAGAATCGATCTATGAGACAGAGAAGTTATTAGAAGATGTCGCGAGGGATCCCGAAAAACTAAAAATATTAAAAAGGGTGGTAGAAGCCTATGAGTAAGTTAATAGATATGTTTTATATCGGTTGTGCAGCACTAGTATTTATTTTCTTGTATTACGCAATGACGATTTAGGAGGTGGACAATAATTGATAAGACACTACTCATTCGGCTTTACTGGAGCAATATCAATAGCGGTTATTCTAGTCATCATTACATCTTGAATAACAAAAGACCCGTGCACCAACACGGATCCGTTGAAAACTAATATTAGCTACATTATAACACGAAAGGGGATTTAATACATGGACGTTAATGTAAACACGCACATGAAACAATCTGAAATTAATGGGCTGTTTAATGAGGTAGAAGTTTTAAAAAACCAACGTAAAAAAGATATGGATCTCGTTAAAAAGAAAACCGAGAAGATAATTGAGTCTTTAGAACCCAAACAGGAAATTCTTGTTTATAAAAATGATGAACCGTATTTATTGAAAGTTGAAATTAAAAAATCAAAGAAATTTGATCGTGCTGAACTTGCAAATGATTTAGGAGTTACACAAAACAAATTAAATATTCCTGGTGTAGCTGAATTAGTAGAAGAAAACAAAATACAATCTGAAGATTTAGAGGATTACTGGTTTCAAGAAGCTGAACCAAAAATAAAAGTTAAAAAAGCAACAAAGAGGGATGTTGAAAAGCTTCAACAAACAGACATCTATGATTTTATTGAGTGAAAAGCGTATAGAAAATAGTATCCAACGTTATTTAGATTCATTGGGTGCTTACCATATTAAGAATCATGGATCTGTATATAGTCGTGCAGGAACACCGGATATAACGGCATGTATAAATGGATTGTTCGTGGCCATTGAAGTTAAACAACCGGGTGGAGTCGTTAGTCCATTACAAGCAGCACATATTGAATTGATTAAAAAGGCTGGAGGAACGGCGTTCGTAGCATATTCACTTGATGATGTGAAGCACGAACTGAGAAAGGCGGGATTGATTTGATTGGTGAAAAGTTTGGCAGTTGGGAGATTGTTGGAAATATTATTAAACAACAATACGTGCCATTTGTTAAGTGTCGTTGTGAGTGCGGAACTTCTAGAAATGTTAATTTTAATGACTTAAAATCCGGAAGATCTACTAATTGCGGTTGCCTACGTAAAAAAACATGCCGTAATAGGTTACTAAAACATGGATTTTCAAATTCAAGAATAGAACGTATTTATTATGGTATAAAAAGCAGATGTTATAACCCTAATCAAGAGTCATACACACGATATGGAGCAAGAGGAATTGAAATGTGTGAAGAATGGTTCGGTGATCCATCAAAGTTTTATGAATGGGCTGTCAATAATGGATATGACGACAGTTTAAGTATAGAAAGAATTGATGTAGATGGAGATTATGAACCAAGTAATTGTAAGTGGGCAACAAGAAAAGAACAAGCAAGAAACAAGAGTAACAACATCATGATAACGATAAATAATGAAACTAAATGTTTAAAAGATTGGAGTAATAAAATAGACGTACCTTATTCAACATTGACAAAAACAATTAGGGAAAAAGGCACGGATCCAAAAAGGTTGGTGGCTAGTTATTTATGACAATTCTTTATCCAACACAACAAAAAGTATTAAATGAAGCAGAATCATCATTTTTATATGAACTAGGTACATCAAGCGGCAAGACCTTAATATCAATCTATCATTATTTGAAACATTCAAATGGTGAACCATTATTAATCATAATGCCACCAGCAAAGTTAAAGACTGGTGAGTGGATAGATGAGATTAAAGTGGTTGAACAAGCGGAAAATATAACTATTGAATTTGAGCAGTTGTCAGTTGGTATGTTAGCTAAAAGTTGGCAAGACTTTAAAGGTTATTTTGTGATCATAGATGAAGCGCATTTGGTGAAAAACCCCACTAGTAAACGCGGAAAGGCTGCAATGCATTTAACAAGACACGCTACTGATTTTGTTTTATTGACGGCAACATCCAGTGCTAGTTGGGAAGATACAATAAATTACTTTATTATGTGGGATTTTTATAAAAACAAAACACAGTTTTTAAAACAACATGCCATTTATGGAGACTTATATTTAGGTGATCGAGTTATAAAGAAACCAGTTGACTGGACAAACAAAGAAGATTTAAAAGAAAAATTTAATTCATTCAGTGTTAAAAAACCAACAACATATTTCGTAGATTTACCAGATACGCAAACTAAATTGATTAACTTCAAGAAGTCGTCGGATTATAACAAACTTGAAAAAGATCGTGTTCTTGAGATCGATGGTGAATTGGTCTTGTTTGATACCCATCCCAAACTGCAAGCTGGACTTAGGTTTCATGCTAACCAACAGGACAAGCTTAAATACACTGAAATGTTAGCGGAGGGAACAAATGAAAATATATTGATCTTCTATAATTTTAAAAAAGAACGTGATTCATTGGTCAAGTTAGCCAAGAAGTTAAAGAAGAAATTGTATGAAGTAAGTGGTCAAGATTTCAATTTACCATCTAAGAATGAAAGAGAAGAACTAAATAACAGCATTACCATAGCACAGTATCAATCTGGTAGTGCAGCCATTGAATTACAGTATTGTAGTCAAGTAATTATATACACACCATCTTATTCGTATATCGATCATACGCAAGCACTTGGACGAGCAGTAAGGCATGGGAATAAGAACAAGGTGACGATCTATCATTACAATACCGAAGATTCTATTGAAGAAGCGGTATATGCAGCACTCGATCGAAAAGAAGACTTCACAGAAGAACTGTTTAAAAAGGTGGTTAGGACATGAAGGTTATTAAATCAGTAATGGTAAATGATCAAGCTTACGCGTTGTCAGTGGACAGCATTAAAAACGGTAAACATCTAGCGATATTAGCCGTTGATAATGAACGGTCAACATATTTTGAAAAGCAATTCTTAACACTAAAAGAACTAAGGGACGGATTACAAAATTGGATTGTTAGTTGTCATCAATCTTTAAATTGTGAAGGTGAAATAGATGTATATCTAGACCTGGACGAGTGGGACGGAGTGATTGAGGTATGACCCACCTACTCCAAAGGAATGAACCAAACGTAACAGAAAACAGAAACATATATGTTGGTGGTTCAGATGTTCCAGTCATTCTTGGTCTAAGTAAATTCAAGAACCAATTTGAACTAGCATCTGAAAAAGTAGGTATCACTAAGTCGGATTTTAAAGGTAATGAATATACACAATACGGACATGCCATGGAGCCACAAATAAGAGAGTATATCAATCTAACAACTGATTATGAATTCGTGGAAACATCAACAGTATGTGAAGAACGTGGACTAAGAAGTAATACCGATGGTGTGGATCATGCAGCTAAAACACTTCTTGAAATTAAAACACATGGTATGACACCAACAATTGAAATATACAAAGCACAAATGCAACTGTATATGTTTCAAAGTGATTTAGACCAGGCCTTACTAGCACTCTATCAAAGACCACAAGACTTTAATTTAGAGTTTGATAGTGACAATTTCGATTCATTCTATGTAAAACGTGATGATTATTTTATCGAAATTATGCTACATGAAATTGAGCTCTTCTGGAAAAGGTGCGAGTGGTTAGAAAAAAACCATGGTGCTAGTGAATGGGATTATAACAATTGCTTACCAGAAAGTATTATACCTGGAGGGAAAAGGAAAATGGCGAATGAATTACAGGTTAAAACAACAAAGTTCGAACCAGCTGTAATTGAATTTAATTATGAAGAAATTGAGAAACAATTAGATGGAAACCTTAAAAGATATCAAGGCCTTACCTTTACGAATAAAGAAGCAGCTGAATGTAATCGGGTGGTTGCTGAACTTAGAAAAGGTAAAACATTAGTTGATCAGTATCGCATCAAAACAAAAAAACAGTTAAATGAACCAGTTAAAGCATTTGAAGAACAATGTAAAACGTTGAATGTAAAGTTTGACTCAGTCATTAATCCACTTCTCGAACAGTCGAAAGAGTTTGATAAAGAACAACGTGAAGAAAAGTTAAAGCGTGTTGAGGAAATCAAGGACCAGGTAATTGCAGATTTGAGTATCACTGAAGAAATAGCGGATCTTATTACAATAGAAGATCGATACTTAAATAAATCTACGACTTTGAAATCGATTGAAGAAGATATGCACGAACAGGCAAACGATATTATCACGCAAAAACAAAATGAACAACAGAATATTGATTTGATCAAGGCACATGTTGAAATCGTAAATCTAAGGAATGAATTAAATTTACTTGATGGTAGTTATCTGAACCTAGCAGCACATAAAACAATTGAAGAAATAAGAGAAGTGATAGATAAGGATTCACAAGTTGTACTTGAGCGTAGACAACAAGAATTAGAGAGAGAAGAGAAGGAACTTGAAGCAAAGCGTATCGCTGGTGCAGAGAAAATGAAAGCACAGTATGAACAGGAACAAAAATCTAAAGCATCTGAACAAGCTAAGGCGGTTGTATCTGAACCAGTTGAGGAATTTCTTGAAGTATATGAAGTAATTGGAACAGAATCTCAACTTGATGCACTTGAAGAATTTATGAAACATGAAGAGATTCAGTTCAAAATTATTGAGGAGGAATAAAGCTATGTCAATCTTACCTAAAAATGAACGAAAAGTAGCTAAAGAAATACCACGTAACTTTGTTATTTTCGGCGGAACAATGCACGGAAAGACATACTTTGCAGATCAGTTCCCTAATCCATTAAATCTAAATACAGATGGTAATGCTGAAATGATTGAAACACCGTCCATCACTATCAGAAATGAACGTGGTCCGAAAGGTGATATCACCACACCAGCCAGTGAGTTGTTGATCAAGGCTATCACGGAGTTAGAAGCAGGAAAGCACACGTACGAAACAGTTGTAATTGATGTGATTGATGATGTTGTTACATTGTTTGAACAGGAAATAACGGAATCAGAAGGAGTTAAATCAGTTAGTGACATTGCCTGGGGGAAGGGTCACCAAATGTTAGAGATGATGGTCCGAGTGTTTGTAATGAGACTTAAAGAATTGACGATGAAAACGAACATGAATGTCCTTTACCTGTCACGTTTAAACACAATTGTTGAAAATGATGTTGAAAGATATGTTCCGTCACTCAAATTGAAATGGATGAACATCGTGAATGGTAATAGTGACTATACGATCCTATGTAGAAAGGTTGGAAAGAACTACATTCGTAGAGCAGTGGATAAACGAAAGAACTATGAACGAGACAAAGTTGATGATGAAGTTATTCAGAATTTACTTGATACAGTATCCGGTGCTTATGATCGTTCACAAAAAACATCTAAAAAAGAACAGGAAGCAATTGTAAGCGAGGAAGAAAAACAGCAACAGGTTGAGAAAGTCGCTAAACAAAAAGAGCGTGAACAAGATATTAAAGTCGATAAAAAGGACAAGCCTTCACCTGTTGGTAATGAAAATAATGAAGCGAAACCAGTAGAAGAAAAGGTTCAAGAAATAGCAAAAGAAGTTACTGAAGAAGTGCCTGCACCAGCACCAAGGCGCAGACGTAGAAGGGTAGCGACTAAATAAATGACCTGTAGATACTGTACACCTAATAAACATGGTCGTCGTAAACCATTAAATATAGACAAATATTTAATGCGAAGATATGCAGATGTAGGTAGATACAAACGAAATGTATTCAAAATTTATCGGGAAAAGAACAATAAAAGGAAATACTTTTTAGTTATTCAATCTAAAGACGTATCAAAAGATGGAAAAGTAATGTTTAGAAACAATGGTTTAATAATGAAAAGGCAAATTAGTTTTTGTCCAATGTGTGCTAGAGATTTACAATCAAAAAAATAACAATAAAACATATGAAAAGGATGATTAATAATGAGTTTAATGGATGCAGCAGCGCAAATTTTAGCAGATGGTTTTGATGTAAAGAAAGGTGCAGTAAGTGACTTTGAAGATTTACCAGAAGGTACGTATGAAGCACTACTTGAAAACGTTGAGTGGAGAACGAGTGACAGTGGTTTCGAATGGTTGTCACTCCAGTATGAAATACTATCGGAAGGTTTTGAAGGGAAAAAGTTCTTTGGAATGATCAGTTTCAATAATGAACGTTTCTTGAATATGAACATCAAACTAGCTTTAAGAGTAGCTGGAGCGGTCGGAGTAGAACTATCAGCAGATGACTTTGAGACACCTGAAACAAGTCTAGTAGAAGCATTTCAAGATGGATTGGGTATGGAAGTTGATCTCAAATTAACAAACTGGGAAAACAAAAAGACTGGTAAGAGTGGTCAAAACTTTATTGCCGATGAACCACAGTTTGAATAATGTTTACTTTTTATAAAGTAGAAGTTATTGAAAACAATTGGTACGCATTATTTATTGACCAGGACAATAAAGAGGCACTTATTAAAAATGACAAGGGCGCTTTAGAGCGCCTTTTGTCTAAAATAAACTACCTAGTCGGCTTTAATAATTACCAGTTTGATGACAAAATACTTGCTTCTATATTGCGAGATTTAGATATAAAGGATTCTTACAAAAAAATAAAAAGTAATGAACGCTTTAGATTGGCTATTCAAAACCCTATAACAATTGATGTTGGCCAAGAAATAAGGAAATTAGAAATTGAAGAAGCACAAGCGAACATGCTCCAGGAGATAGACAACAAACATATTAATGAGTTACTTCTGAACCAGGTAAAAACGATTAAAGATATTTTTACAAAAAGAGAAAGTTATTTTGCTAGTAAGTTCCGGATTGTAAAAGAGTTCAATTTAACTGCTGAAAATGTAAAGAAGACACGTGCAAGTTTAGCAGCACAAGTCCTTAAGTCAAAACCTAAAACAGATAAGGATCGACTTAATATAAATCTTGATAAACGCATCAATGTGGATGAGTTGCCAATAGAGGTTATTAACTTCTATAAAAGTTTAATGAAGCAATATGAAAGTGGCCAAGGTTTTCAAGCACTTGAAAAAGAAAGGTTTATGTATCGTTTAAATGGATTAGATCATCTCTATGGTTTTGGTGGATTACATGCAGCTAAGGAAAATTACAAAGGCACAGGCAATTACATGCAAATTGATATAAGTAGTTACTATCCAACGCTTATCTTAAATAATAAATTGATCGACAATCTATCAGACTATCAAAAGATATACGATACCAGGATGAAATTAAAACATAAAAAAGACGATAAAGAAGAAGTTTACAAGGTTTTGTTGAACAGCGTTTATGGTTCCATGAAAAATAAATACAGTGATTTCTACAATCCACAAGGAGCCAACACAGTGACTGTTAATGGACAGTTGATCCTAACTCATCTGATATTACTATTAAGTAATTTTTGTGAGTTGATTCAATCAAATACAGATGGATTAATCATCAAGTATGAGGACCATATGAAGCCTTCCATATTAAAGGTTATCGAATTGTTTGGAAGTCATTATGGACTTGATCTTGATATTGATTATATAAAAAAGATTGCTCAACGTGATGTAAACAATTATGTGATGCAGATGGTTGAAGATGACAAGATCATAGCTCGTGGAATATTTTCCAAATATGAAGGCGGAGACTTTGAACGAAATAGCATATCGATCATTGATAGAGCATTAGTTATTTATTTTCTAAAAGGAACTAAGCCAAATCGAACAATCATGGAAGCATATAAAAATGATGAACTTGAAAAGTTCCAATCAATAGTAAAGTCTGGATCATTCGATGGTATGGCACGTGAGATTAAAGACGGTACGCTGTTCGAGGGAACATATACAAGTTCATTTGAACCAATAGAACAGGTAAATAGAGTATTTGCATCCAGGAGTGATATGGATGGGGCAATCTATCGAGTTAAAAATGCACGTGAAAAACAATATGTTAAAACACCTTATACCAGTGAAAGAAGTTTTATTCATAATGGTCCAATTAGTGAAATTAACAAACGTAGAATCGACTTGAATTGGTATATACGTGAGGTTAATAAACTTTTATTTTAGGAGGGCGGAAAATGAGTAAACAAAGTACAGGCGAACAAGTATATGAAGTCATGTATAAGGATTTGAAGGAAGGTTATGCGGTTCTTCAGGGAGAGTATGAGCGGTTGAATGTGCATCACAAGGAGACTGTTGCGGAGATGGAAGATTCAATATCTGAGCTATCAGTCGCTTATTACAACGCACAAAAGGAAATAAGTATACTCAAAAATAAGCGACTGCGGGAATCAAAAAAAGAATATGACGATAATCTTGCGGATAGTCACATAGAAGCACTAAACCTACGAATAAAGAACAAGCGATTTCGTGAAGAGGTAAATAAGTTTTTAATGGATTTGATAAACGTCTCGAATGAGGAAAAACGATATATTAGTTTTGACACTAATAGCTATAGTCTGGGGCATGTTGATGGATTAGAGTATGCAATTGATGGATTAGAAAGTGTGCTGGAGGAATCGGAATGAAAACAAGAATCACAGTTATATTTGACGGTGCTAAATTTGATTATGAAATTTTAGAAAGAAAAGAAACTATTTTAAGTGATCTCAATAACATAAAAAAAGAGAATGGTTATCTTCATTTTCGAGATGTTAACGGCAATGACATTAGGATAACGCCTAGCAGAATACCATTGCTAGAAATCGTGGGAATGGAGAGTGAATCAGAGTGAGTAAAGAATGGGTAGAGGACAAAAAGAAACAACTAGAAAGTGCAACTGTGTTCATTAATGAAAACGGTAATGAAGCAGTAGAAATTTCCTTAACAGTACTAACTAAATTATTCGAACAAGTTGAACGAGTTCCGGAGCTAGAAAAAGAAATCGAGCACTACCGTGAAGCGATAAATCTATTAAACAATGTTGCTTGGCGGGATATAAAAGCTTCCATAGGTACGAATTCACATTTTGTCGTTGATGTTACAAGCGAAGCATTGGAGGGTGATTCAAATGAGTGACGAAGAGAGAGTAGCAAACATAAAGAAGTATTACTCGTCTATGAAAAGTCTAGATCCTGATATTCAAGGGGATATACGGTTTCTTATTGATCGAGTAGATTCAATGATGGGGGCAAGAGGAATCGTTGAAGAAATATACGGTCATTACGTACTGGAAGCGGATCGCTATCGTAAAGCGTTAGAAAATATAAAGATCTATCTTGAAACAAGTAATGTCCCTGATAACGATAAGCCGTTGATGATGACCGATGTATTAATGATAGTAAATCGAGGATTGGGGATAAAACTATGAAATTATACCTAACAGATGAAGAACGCATGATGGCGCATTTCCAGGATCAGTTAAATAAGCTAGGGTTTACGGATTTAGACCATTTATCATACGAGGAACTAAGACATAAATTAACGATAGAGCGCATGAAAAACATAAATTACGAGAGTGAAAGCAACCAATATTTTTAAGGGGAGGATATAAATGGCTAGAAAAATGGTGTGCTTTGATTGCGGAAATAGAAAAGTCAGAGTTACAGGATCTCTATTGTGTGTTGGTTGTTTCAAGCTGTTTTCCAAGAAAATGAAAACAAGAATGGTGAAGACATGAAATACCATGAGGCTAGCAAACAGTTTAAACAAGCCTTGGATAATCAGCAGACGATTTCGATACCTAAGTTAAGAAACATATTAGAGACGATGAACATATCGCACAAGGGAAATAACGTATTGGTAACTAAGCGTAAAGGCAATGTGGATACGGTGATTGAGTATAGAGGTAAGCGGTACGTGTACGATCCAGGTAATAAATAAATGCTTAGAGAAGGGGTTCAAACAATGATTAAAGTAGGTTTTAAAAGATTAACAGACGATGCAGTTTTACCAATAAAAGCACATGCAAGGGATAGTGGTTTTGATTTATTCGTAAGTGAAGACATTGTGATCGAACCAGGTGAAACAGTAGTTATTGCTACAGGTATAGCCATTGATATACCAATTGGATATGAAGCACAAGTTAGACCACGTTCAGGTGTTACTAGCAAAACAAAATTAAGAGTGCAGCTTGGAACGATCGACAATGATTATACGGGAGAGATTGGGATCATTGTCGATAATAATTATCGCATCGGAAGAAGTCCGGCGCATTGGGTGCGTACAATAGATGGTAGGTTATCAGAGCGTGGTACAGAAGGATCTTATTGCATTCGCAAAGGCGACAAACTAGCACAATTAGTAATACAGGCAATTCCAATGGTTGAAGGATATGAAATAGATGAACTGCCAACTACAGTGCGTGGAAATAAAGGATATGGGAGCAGTGGTTACTAATGCAGCACTTAAAATCCAGTATCAATAAATTTACGGATGGAGCTAAGAAACAAGAAGGTAAAGGTCTCGAAAAATATGGACAGCCCCTTGACCCACTCGACAAACAATACGATTGGCTTGAGATGGCCATAGAGGAGCAAGTAGATGGGTTCAAATATTTACACGCTGAACAGGTTAAACGTAAGCATATTACCGATCAGATACGGTTGCTCATAAAGAACAATACAATACCTATGGTACACGATCAGATAATGGTCCTCCTGGATCAACTGGAGGGTAAGGATCCGTATGTTAAAAGATATTAAATTAAAATGGGTGATAAACCCACGAAGAATTAAAGAAATAAGAAATATAAATAGACCTGATCTTAAACTATCAAACTATTGGAATCGCCAATACAAGGATGTGTTCAAGAACTGGTAAAATGTCGAATCGAAGAAAGGGGGTCATTCCATCTTAAAATACATTGAACTAGACGGTAAAGTTCCTAAGCATGACTTTAAAACATTTAGTACAGATCATAAAAACTATGATGATGCAGGCGTGATTTTGGATAATAAGATGGTGGTCGTTGATTTTGATGACTATAATGAAATAGGCGATATCATCTATAATTTAGCACCTACATTGAAAGTATATACAGATCGTGGCTTTCATCTTTATTACAAGCGGCCAAAAACGGATTCTATCAAAACGCCAATAAGAAATTATACGAATAAATTAGTCGTTGCTGGAGTCAAGGTTGATTTTAAGACAGGCATAAGGTCACAAGCAACAATAAAACAGTCCGGACAATTGAGACACATGGATAATCAAGATTTACTTTATAAATGGGATGAGTTACCGGAGCTTCCGATCCTTCTTTACCCATCAAAGCTAAGTCATGACATATATGGATTAGGTGATGGTGATGGACGTAATAGCGCCATGTACAGTCACTTGCTGTCTACATTGGAACAATACCACCTAGATGATGAAACGCTTAACAATCTTGCTAAATTCATTAATGACGGTGTCTTTGCTAAACCACTAAAAGATACAGAGCTTACTAATACGATTAATTCAGTTAAGACTAAAAAGCCCGCTCAAAGTAAACCAAAATACTTAGATCCAAAAGATATTATTATGACTTCAGAAGTGTTGGTTGAGAAGTTAGATATTCATTACTTTAGAGGGAAATTATACTTTAAAAAAGGTACTCATTTTATTTCAGATGAAAACTTACTTCTTAGAGACATTGATGATCTTATACGATTAAGTCCGAACCAACATAAGCAGCTACTGGATCTGTTTAAAATAAAATCGTTTCTCCAAGAGGATGATGATCTTCCGGTACAGTTCAGAAATGGTTATACATTATATGAAAATGAGATTGTAGAAGTGGATCCGGGTTTTACTCCTTATTATTTTGATATTGATTATATCGAAGATGCCTATGATAAGGATGTAGATGAGTTCTTGAATTTCCTCACATACGATAGAAAAGATCTAAGGAATGTAGTTGAAGAAACATTTGCACACGTTATTATGACGAAAGATTTCCCACATAGAGCATTCTTCTTTCAAGGAGAACATGGGGGAAATGGTAAGAGCACGTTTATTAAGATGGTTCAAGACTTTTCAAGCGGTTTAAACACGAGTGTTAGCTTGGACAAGTTTGATGATGATACGAGCGTGTACAGTCTTATAGGCAAGCTTTTAAACGTAGCTGATGATATAGATGCCAGTTATCTGGATCGATCAAGTAACTTTAAAACGTTAGCATCTGGAGATCCGTTATTAATCAGACCTATCTATAGTCCACCAGTTAACATAAATAACAAGGCTACATTAATTTTTACGTGTAATGAGATGCCAACATTTAGGGATAAGAGCGGTGGAATTACCAGGAGAATGGTTGTTATTCCTTGTGATAATAAAATTAAAGAGCGTGATTTTCAAATAGATGAAAAGCTATCAACGGAAAATGCCAAGTCATATTTATTAAAATTAGCACTCGAGGGACTTGATCGCATACTTCAAAACGGTGATATATCTCAATCAGATACGATCGACAATAAGACCAAGGAATACTTTGTTTCTAGTGATAGTGTTGTTTCTTTCTTAGAAAACCACAATGTGGTGGATGTGGTGACTACTGCAGCATATCGAAAGTACGTGGCATATTGTGCGGAGTTAGGTTTAACAGCTGTTGGAAATACCGAGTTCGGTCGGAGGTTACGCAGTGCAGGGTATGAAGGAAAGCAGATTAGAAGAGAAGGTAAGAGATTGAGGGTTTATGAAAAGATATAGGTTGTCATAGGATGGTGTCACAAATATAAGCATTCATCTTGTGACAGTCAATATGCTTGATGTAGCAAGTGTTACAGGTTCTTTTATCATAAGGTGGTGTCACGGGATCAAAAAACATCCTGTGACAGTCACAAGACCTTGTTATATATAGTGTTATAGTACTTTTATTTATAAAGTCACAAGATAGTACAGTGTTGTTAATAATAATAAGAAAATGAAAAGAAAAAGAAGAATAATAAATATAAAAGAAAGATATAAAACATCCTGTGACACGAACTCCATCCAGTGACACCAAGGATTAAACTATGATTTTATCCTATGACGTTTGCCTGTGACACCAATGAACAAAGGAGTGATGCATTTGAATTTTAATGATGTTAGATGTGAAATTGAATTGATCTTTGAAGATTATCGCAAGCATAAATATTACACTCTTTTTATGAATGATTATGATACATCCGTCACTTCTCAAATAGATGATATAGGAGGTGGAAGGTCTAATGAAACATCTGATAAGGTAGGCAATCATGTTATCAGGGCGTTGGATCGCAAACAAGAAGCGATGGACTATGTAGTAATGATAGAACAAGCAGTCGAGCGACTACCTGATGCAGAAAGAGAAATAATAAAGAAAAGGTATATGACAAAGAACCATGATTACATTAGTGATTATACTGTATATGAAATCGGTATGGATCCGCCAATGAGTGCAAAGACTTACAGGAAGATAAGAGAGGAAGCATTTAATAAATTATACATTATGATAGTAACAAAAGATTCCCTTTTAATTCCCTCTTTATTCCCTTTAAATTAACATTCACGAGAGGAAAACCATGAGATTATTGTATTGTGGCGGAAACCACATACTACAATATATAGTGTTCTAACAAATGTACTACACTATTTTACACAAGAGGGCGCAAGATACCTTAGGGTTGAGCGCCAAATATTCAGTTGCATTAATTGACCTTCTTTAGGATAATAGTCCTATATAATAAGAAGGGGTGGTCAAATGAAAAGAGTATTTGTTTTATTAACGGTTGCTTTCTTTTTGGTGGCGTGTGGAAGTAAGTCAGTTGACATCGAGGGAGAAAAAGTTACTTATGATGAATTGAAGGAAAAGATAAAAGAAAAAGAAGAAGAACTTGATGAAATAACAATAGACTTAAATAAAAACAAAAATCACTATGAGGAATTACAAGAAATAGAAGAAGAACACCAGGAGTTGTTGGATGGTTCTCTTTACTACAGAGAAGAGATAACAGAATTAGATGAAGAGATAGAAGAAAAAGAAATTGAATTGAATAAAATCAATGGTGATTTAGTGAAAGTAAAAGATGATCCAATTAAAATAAATCCCGGAACCTATTATTTCGGTGAAGATTTAGAAGAAGGTCGGTATAAAGTAACTTATCAAGATGGGGAACATGGGAATATATACTTTCACGGTGATGAAGACTTTGCACAAACGTTTGGTAATGATGAAACAAAAGAGTACACCTTCAATGCAAATGAGGGTGAAGATATAAAAACAGATATTCAGGCGCTTTTATATCCTATTGAATAAGTAAAGATACCTACTTATGAAAGATGATCGTACAGAAAGAATCGATAAGCTATCAAGGAAGATGATACTCATTGAACATAAAGAAGCGCTGCAATAAGATCAACTGTAAGGAACTCATAGACATCACTGATACATACTGCAGTAAACATACGAACCATAATCATAAGCAGTATGAACAGATAAGAACATCAACAGAAGAAGGAAGAGCATACAAACGTTTCTATGATACAAAGGAATGGAAGTCAGTTAGGTATCAAGCAATGATAAGAGATGGCTTTGTATGTGTGATCTGTTTAGATCATAGCATCTATACTGAAGCAACCATTGGTGATCATATCGTTCCAACTAAAGTTAGATGGGACTTGAGATTAGATATAGATAATGTCCAGAGTGTTTGCTTTGAATGTCACAACAAGATAACAATGGATGATAAAAAGGAATATAATATATAGAGGATGAGAATACATGAAGGATAAAACCATAGATATCAATGAAATGTATTTTGCTACTATAGAAGGTGAACATAAAGAAGGTAATGTCATTTATGGAAATGTAACAAAGTTAGAAAATGGAAAAAATAGAAAACAATGAAAAGTAGATAATAGGAAAGTGTGACCCCCTGCTAAAAGGAACCCTTGTCATATTGGGATCTAAAGGACGGTGCGCAGTTTCCTTCTCGAATTTTGCGATTATGAAAGTCAAAAAAGTTAATTATACATAAATGGAGGTGAGATTGTATGAGGGGCAAGCCGTCACGAGGTTTATATACCGAAAAAGAGTTGAAAAGTCATAAAAAGGGAAAAGACCATATTGCTAAAGAATTAGCGAGGCAAGAATCACTAAACGACTATGATCAAATCAAAGTTAAACCTATTCCAAGTCATCTTTGTTACTTTGGTAAGCAAGAGTGGAAGAGGGTTATTCCTTTGTTGCAGCAGATGCCAATTGCAGAACTTGATAGACAAATGATTGAGTCGTATTGTCAATTGCATGGCTTCAAAAGACGATTGCAAAAAGATGTTATTGATAACGGCCATGTAAATGAGTTCTTTGACGGTGATGGGAACATAACGAGTCGAAGAGCGAACCCTGCATACAATCAATACCTTTCTACGGTTAAAGAAATACGAATGATTGCTAATCAACTAGGCATGACGATTAATAGTCGATTAGAATTGACTGTTCCAGATGATGATCAAGAAGAGGATGAAGTCCTTAAGTTGTTGAGAGGGAGTTAATGAAATGAATATATACGAATTAACATACACCGAATTAATGGACCTTATGATAAAGGATGAATCATTGGAGTACTTAAGGCCGTTTCAAGACATGAGACCATTCAAAGGCTTGAACAATGCTCTGACTATATGGGACGAAGATAATGTTGAGCATGTCGTTAAGCTAACAGAGAATGGTTTCGTATCTTGGAAAGCGGTAGGGCAAGAGTTGTTTGATATCAATCATAAATGGAAGTAGTTAAATAGGAACACATTCAAGACACTTACTTAATTGTAGGTGTCTTTTTTATGCCAAAAAGGAGGATATCTTAAATGAAAATTATTGTAGATAGTATTGATAGAGAAATTATAGAGATGTATTCAGATGATCAAGTTCTGGATGCTAGGGAGTCAAGCGAGTATCATGTCGGTTTTATCATTATGGTAGATGGATCATCCATTGATTCCAGTATGAAAATACATCATGATGGCGATCTCTCTTTTGATGAGGCCGAAAAGATAATAAAGAAAAAGCTATCTAAGGATGAGGATCAATGACCTTCAACGATCCAGGCACGCAATACGCTATAAAAATAGTAAATGGCGATATTGTTGCTGGTAAAAAGGTTATTAAAGCATGTCAGCGACATTTAGATGACCTGGAGAAAGAAGACTTTGATTATGTATATCTTCCTGAACGTGCTGCAATAGCAGTTAAGTTTATGGAGTTGTTACCGGATATCTCAACAGGTCAATCTGTAAAAATGGCTCAATTCCAATTGTTCATTATATATTCATTATACGGTTGGTATAGAAAAGAAAACGATAAGTTAAGACGTTTTAACAAAGCTTTAATATCAATGGCACGTAAAAACGGAAAGTCGTTCTTAATAAGTGGACCTGCTATTTTCGAATTATTAGCAGGTAAGTACCCATTACAGAACAGACAAATTTATTGCACAGCGCAATCAAGAGAACAAGCTTCCATTGTATTCAATATGGTTGTACAGCGTTTAGATGGTTTGCTCTCAATGTCAGAACCAATACGAAAATCTGTACGAAAGGTAAGAAATGAGATAAATCATTCTCCATCTTACAGTGTGCTGAAGCCACTATCCAAGGACACAGGAAACATTAACGGACTAGCTCCAACATTATCTATATTAGACGAGTACGGAGCAAGTAAAGACAACAGTATGATGGAGGTTCTTGAATCCGGGACTATTCTACAAGAGAATGCGCTCACTCTGATTATCTCAACAGCTTATTTTGACTTGAATAGTCCTATGTATTCACAGGAGTATAAGCATGGTGAAAAAATACTGAATAAAGAAGTGGACCAGGACAATTACTTTGTATTGGTTTATGAACAAGATGACGAAGAAGAAATTTACAATGAAGATATGTGGATTAAATCCAATCCATTACTTGAAGTTGATTCCATAAAAGGAACATTAATGCGTAATTTAAGAAGTTTATTTAATGAAGCTGTTGCAAAAAAAGATTTGCTTGGTTTAGTCGTTAAAAACTTCAATATGTGGAAGCAAGGTGCAGAGAATTCATTTCTACCAGCTAAAGAATGGCAGGCATGTGAAACCGATCCGATTAATATTTACGGTCGTGATGTCTTTCTAGGGCTGGACTTGTCACGAACAGGAGATTTAACGGCATTATACGCTATATATCCTTTGGAAAATGAAAAATTTTACGTTGATGGCCATTCTTTTGTTGCTACAGTTGAGGGATTAGAAGCCAAGTCTAAACGTGATAAGATCGATTATCAAATGCTGATAGATAATGGATATGCTACTAAATCTAATTTGAAAAGTGGGTTTATTAACATCGATCAAGTGGTTGAGTATGCAGCCGAACTAATCACAAACAATAACTTGAATGTACAAGCCTTTTGTTATGACAGTTGGCACATTGCAAACTTTTTAAGTGAGTGGGAAAAACAATATCCTGATATAGACATACCGTTCATAGAAGTTCCGCAGAATTATAAGTTTTTATCCGAACCAATTAAACAATTTAGGTTTTCTGTCTATGAAAGAAAGGTGCAGCATAGCAATAACCCATTATTAAACATAGCAATTAACAATGCGGTCATTAAATACGACAACAATGCTAATATGATGTTGGACAAGCAGAAGAACAGAGAGAAGATTGACCCTATAGTCGCAACAGTAACGGCATTTGCAGAAGCTAAAGACTATGAGTACCAGGGCATGGACATTAAACAGATAGAAGAATACATCCTAAGTGATGATTTTGGTTTTTAGGGGGTGAACAGGTGAAAAGGTTTATTGACAATGTGACGTTTATGTCTTTTGTGTTATTAATAATCCTTTTGAACGTCACCGGATTATGGTTTCTTCAAGGTGGGGACTTAGGCGATTTGCTTAATGGTTGCTTTGATGCGAGAGGATGTAACTAATAGTTAATGGGTGGTGAAAAAATGAATATCAACAAAGTAAATGACTTTATCAAGCAGATAGGTCTTTTTTTATTGGCAAATTTAACTGGAATCATCTTTTTAGGTGGTTTAGGTGTGGTCGTGTATACGTTCTTTAGATTGTCTACAAACACAGGTTTCTTTTCATTAGGAGCATGCTTAGTCATCATTTCTCTAATTCTAGCAAAAGAAAGGGGGTGATGAGACTTGAGGATATTCAGCAATACGGAAACACGAAATTATACGGAAGATGAAGCGGAAGTTTTGATTAGTATGCTTCCAGGATTTACTGGAACATCAACAAATTTTACATCTGCTAAAGCAATTGAAAATAGCGATGTGTTTACAATTGTAAACCTGTTGGCGAGTGACGTTGCATCATTGGATGTCGATATGTTTAGAGACGACATTACCAGTCCTAACGAAATAACGAGATTGCTTAACGTTGCACCAAACGGCTTGTATTCGGGTGGATCACTTAAATTTATCATTACGGCCAATGCCTTGCTCAATGGTGAGTCATTTTGCGAAATTATACGAGATCCAAACGGTAAGGTTATAGCTTTATACCATCTCAATAACTCTCAAGTAGCTATTAAACAGGATGAAGAAACAAAGTATAGGCTCGTTTATGACGTAAGTGATTCCAATGGTGTAATAAGACGACTAGAAACAGTGGACATACTGCACTTTAAGTTCTTTACGTTGGACGGAATACGGGGCATTAGTCCATTGAGGTCCCTTAAAGATGATTTATCTATGCAAAAAGACAGTAAACGATTCCTTGCAAACTTTTTTAGAAACGATACGCAAACTGGCGGTCTCTTAAAGATGAAACATGGTAAATTATCGAAGGATGCTAGGGACAAAATCAAGGAAGAGTGGCAAAAATCAAATGCAGGTGTAAATAATGCTCACAAAGTATTGGTAATTGATGATACTTTTGACTATGAGCCAATAGAGGTCGATACAGAGATTTTAAAGCTGATCAATGCTAGTACGTTCAGCACGGAAACAATCGGTAAGGTGTACCGTATTCCACGTCACAAATTGGGATTGGAAACATCGAACATGTCACTAGCGCAAGCAAACTTGGATTATCTAACATCTACATTACACAGTTATTTAAAAGTTATTACAAATGAACTGAATTACAAACTGACTAATGATCCTAATAGTGCATTTAAGTTCGACACTGCACCATTTAAAACAACAGATGTAGAAACGCACACCAAATTAACCCTGGAGGAATTTGAAAAGGGAATTATAAGCTTAGACGAAGCTAGGGTGAGACTTGGACGAAGGCCTTTAGACAACCAGCATGGAGCTAAACACTTTATAAGCTTAAATTACACCACATTAGATCAGTTGGAAGAATATCAGATGGCTAAGGCAAAAGGAAAATTGAAGGGTGGTGGAGGCGATGAATAACGAAAAGCTAAAAGAGTCAGCTGTAATATTATTGAGCGATGTAGATACCGACGATATAGAAACGATAGATGTCGACAGCACCAAATATGATGATGGTTCTAGTGCATTAACAATTACAGTCACTTACCCATTGAAAGGTGGTGATAATGAATGAACGAAAAGGAAATTCGAACCGTTTCCCAATCTGTTGAAGTTAGATCAGACGATAAGAAAAACATGACTATCAAGGGGTATGCTTTAAAGTTTGATACTTGGAGCCATGATTTAGGCGGCTTCAAGGAAACGGTTAGCCGTGAAGCTTTGAAGGACACGCCACTTAATGATGTACGAGCATTGTTTAATCATGATCCACAGAAAGTATTAGGAAGAACAAAAAATGAGTCACTCTCACTCGTCGTGGATAGTGTAGGTTTACGATTTGAATGCACATTATCTAATACAACATATGCCAGGGACTTGTACGAGAATTTAAAAGTAGGGAACATTGATAAGTGTTCTTACGGTTTCCGTATTGCTCCCAATGGTGATGAGGTTAGATTTGATAAAGAAGACAACATTTATAAGCGCACAGTTAAAAACATTGAACGACTATCAGAAATATCAATTGTCGCATTCCCAGCTTATGAGGATACGGCGGTTAGTGTAAGAAGTGTGGAACAGGCAAAAGAAGAAAATGAAAATGAAATCGAGTTATTAAAAACAGAATTAGAAATCAATCAAGCAATTTACGAATAATCGTGAGTTGTTTTTTTATTACACAAAAAGGGAGATTGAAAAAATGAATTTATTTGAATTGAGATTAAAACGAGAAGAGATGCGCCAGGAGTTGCAGACAAAAGTAGATGAAGCAAACCAGGCAATTGAAAAGCGAGACCTTGAAGGTGCAAAAAAATTAAAAGAACAGATTGATAAAATTAAAGGTGAGATTACTGCTCTAGACGACCAAATCAATGCAATCATTGAAGATAAGGGCGGAGAAGAACCAGGCGAAGAGGACAGCAAATCAGATAATCCGGAAGAACAACGCAGTCATGCAGGACAAGCTCATATCCCTGGACAAACTGTAATCGAGCCAACAAATGAACAGCGTGATGCATTTAGTAACTATCTTGAAACACGTGAAATCGATGGTGGATCTTTAAAGACAGATTCTGGCTTTGTAGTTATCCCAGAACAAGTTGTAACAGAAATTATGAAATTAAAAGAATCGGAATTTAATCTTGATCAATACGTAACTGTAAAGCCAGTTTCTAACGGTAGCGGTAAGTTCCCAGTTGTCCGTCAATCGGAAGTTGCTGCACTCCCAGAGGTTGCAGAACTTGCTAAAAACCCAGAGCTAGCAGTTAAGCCATTCTATAACCTTGCTTACGATATTAAGACTTATAGAGGATATTTCTTAGTCTCTCGTGAAGCGATCGATGATGCAGCGGTTAACGTACTTGCTGAATTAATGACGTGGATGGCACGTACCATTGCAGCTACTCGTAATGTGGCAATCATTAAGGCGATCAAAGAAGGTACTCCAGGAGAAGAAGGAAAAACATTAAAATTAGAAACGATTGAAGCTGCAGACCTTGATGGTATTAAAGATGCCATTAACCTTAAATTAAAACCTAACTATGAGCATAACGTTGCTATTGTTTCACAAACGGCATTTGCTGAACTTGACAAGTTAAAAGACGATAACGGAAATTACCTATTGCAACCAGATGTAAAAGATAGTACCCAAAAACGTTTGCTTGGTGCTTTAGTCATTCCACTACCTGATGAAATGTTGGGTGAAGCATCACAAAAGACGATTATCATCGGTAACTTAAAGGATGCAATCGTCTTATTCGATCGTAGTCAATATCAGGCATCATGGACTGATTACATGCACTATGGTGAAGCTTTAATGGTCGCAATTCGTCAAGACGTTCGTATTCTTGATGAGAAGTCAGCTATTGTTATTGATTTTGGCGGGGGAAATGGAGTTGAAGGATAAGAAGTGATTAATAGTCACTTCTTTTTTTATGAAGGAGGTTAAAAATGAGATTTCCAGTGGATTTGGAAAAAATCAAAGGCCACCTAAGGATCCCACATCAATTAGAGGATGCGGAAATAGATGATTATCTTCACTTTGCAAAAAACGACATTGTAGAAGCTGTTTTTGATAGTTATGATGATGATCTTAAGATGAAGGACTTAGAACTGGATCCCGCATTTCAAAGGGCGATTATTATGCTAACCACTTATTATTATGAAAATCGATTAATGATTAGTGAGGTTAGTCAACGTGAAGCACCATTTTCAGTCACCAATGCGATCCATACTTTAAGGGCGCACAAGGATAGATATCTATGAAACTAAATAACATGAGATTTAACTTTTCAAAACTGAATCAACCTATTGGTATTTATGAGGTTAAAACGGTTGTTGAAAATGGAGTTCCTCAAAAACCTAAGTCAGAGCTGTTTTTAGAATGTTTCGCTCATGTTGAGTCGGTAGGATTAAAAGACTATCAAAACAGCGTACAGATGGGTACACAGAATGAAATAAAAGCGTTCATTCGTAATTATCCTGATATTACCAATAAAATGACGGTAAATCATAATGGGCACGATTATAACATTAAGCAAGTGCTTTATGATTATCGACAAAGTGGATTCACTATCCTTATTGCCGAGGAAGTGAGTAGGTCATGAGTGTAGAAATTATAGGTCTACGAGAATTGTTATCTAATCTTTCAAAAAAAGAGGAAGATATCAAAAGAGCAGCAAGAGCAGGTAATATAGCAGGTGGTAAAGTTGTTTTAGAAAAGTTGAAAAGGAATGTTCCTAGAAGTGGATACAGTGGACCAAATCCACAAGCAAGGCTAGCAGATGCGGTTGTCATGAGTGGTAATAGAACTGATAACGCAACTTATGAAAGTTTTGTTGCTGTTGGTTTCAATCGGTCCGCAAACTTTAGGGCGCACATTCCAGAATTCGGATCTATATCTCAAGGACCACAAGGATACATGATCAAAACCGTCCAACAAACAGAGGGCGAAGTTGTAAAAGAAATGGCTAAAGCTATTAAGCAGGTGTTTTGATGAACGAATTAATTAAAGGATTAGATTTATATGAAATAGATTCTTTGGACATAACTTATCAGCTGCTAGTCAATGATAAAAAGCTAATGAATCTAGTAGGCAATAAAAATCAAATATTTAAGTATCATGTTCCGGAAGAGTTTAGAGAGTTACCACCTATAGTGCGTATCAGTCCTATATCAGAATTACCAACCGAATACGCAGATAATGAGCAATTAGCGTGGGACTGTATCCTGCAGATTGACGTGTGGGACGTATCTGATTCTAGAATGATAGCAATGAAAATAAATGAGTTGATGAAAACAATTAACTTTCAACAATCAACACCAATTTATGAATTTGATGAAGATACCTATCTCATTCGTGACGGTAGACGATATCGCGGAAAAATAATAGCAGATTTAGAGACTTACTGATGTAGGTCTTTTTTTTATGCAATAAATTATAAAGGGGAATGAAAAAAATGGCAGAAGAAGAGAAGAGAAATAGAAGTGCAGTTGTAGGTATTGACAAGCTGTACTATGCAGTTTTAAAAGACGACACAGAGGAAGGTGCGACATACGAGGATATGGTGAGATTGCTATATGTCCAGAATGTTGCCATTGAGACTGAACAAGAGATCGCTAAGGCTTATGGAGATAATAAAGTGGCAGAAATGGCGGTATCAACTGGAGTTTCTACAGTTGAGCTTCAATTCCATACAGTTCCGTTACAAGACCGTGTGGTATTGCTAGGGTTAGAGGAAGATGATGATGGCTTGATTATTCAAAAGTCGCAAGTTAATCCACCTAATGTGGCTATTGTGTTGGAAAAAACGAAAGGTGATGGGACTGCTGAACTTGTAGGTTTGGCTAAAGGCATGTTCACGCTTCCGGCACTCGAAGCACAAACGAAAGAAGATACACTTGAGTTCGGTAGCGATACTCTCAGCGGCGAATTTACAGGACGTACTTTTGATGATGTTTCTCAAGTTTTTGTGCATGTAGGTAAAGAAGATGAAGATAAACGTAAATCGTTAATGGACAAGGTTTTCAAGCCATCAGCTGATGGCGACGATGGAGGTGTCGAAGGATAATGGCGAAATTTAAAGCAGTAGTTTCAGAAGATATTGAAGCTAATCGATTAATGATCAAGTCAAGGAGTAGGGGGCTGTTTGGTCTCTCGGTTGCTCGCTCAGGAGACACACCCGAGTTTAGGTCAACAGGTAAATTGAAAGAAGGCCAAGAGGTAACAGTCACTATTAAAGACGCTATATCTTGGGATGTCGAAGCTGGTGAAGACATAACAGCGGGTGCCGATGTAGGAGTCGGGGAAGGTGGGACAGTAGTAGAGTCAGATGATAGTTTTGGTTATGCTGTTAAATCCGCCAAGCCTGGAGAAAAAGTTGAAATTGTACGTGTGTCTAGCGGAGGTTCAGGAGAAAAGGGTCCTAAAGGTGATCCAGGTCCAGCCGGAAAAGATGGCAAGGACGGCGCTAAAGGTGAAACTGGACCACAAGGACCGAAGGGTGAAACTGGACCAGCAGGACCAAAGGGTGATAAAGGCGATCCAGGGGAAGATGCACCAACAGAATAATTAATTTGGAGCGGGGGTATTCCTCGCTCTTTTATTTTTGCATTTAAATTGGAGGAAAAACAATGACATTTAAATATTATGATGAAAATACTAAAACATTAAATTTGGTTACGGGAATTAAAGAGGTTGATGGGAAACAAGAACTTGATTCAGAAGAATACCTATATCCAATTTTCGTTAAAGGTATTTTCACTAAAAAGGCGATCGATCTAGGCGCTGAATTAGAGAAAAACGAATTTGTTGTCCCTTCAGATTTATTCGATCGGTTAACGACATTTATTGTTGATTATTACGGTAAGCAATTTACTACCAAAGAATTAACAGAAGGTATTCATCAAGAGAAAATTATTAATACGTATATCACGATCCTATTTGGTGTTCTACAAGGTGATCCGTCAAAAAAAGAGTAGAGGGCGAAGAGGATCTATCAGATGATGATTTTAGTTTTACAAAACAGCAAGAATGGATAGATGGACTCTTTGCCACATTACTAAAGCGTGGATATACACTAAACGATGTTTATGAAATGGATGTACTGGAATTATTGAGATTATCTAACTTGAATCACAATAAAAAGAAAGAGGTAATCAAAACAGACTCTCTCTTTTCTGCATTCGGTAAATAAAAAAGAAAGGAGGTAAAACGATGGCAATTGGAGGTACCCCAGTTGGTAACATGATCATAAAGGTAGACTTAGATTCAGTAGGTGTTGAGAAGTCTATGACCGGACTACAACGACAACTCAAGTCATCTAATAAGGCCATGGGTGCTCAACTATCCGCTTTTGATCGTAGTGAGAAGTCAGCAGATAAATATAGCACTGTCATAAAAGGTCTATCTGATAGGCACAAAATACAGGCTGCAATGGTGGATGAAGCAAAGGTTAAGTATGACGATATGTCAGCCACATATGGAGAAAACTCTGTTAAAGCTCAAGCAGCAGCACAAGACTTAAATACTCAAATAGCTCGTTATCAGGAAACAGGTAGAGAATTAGATAGTATGACAAATGAATTCAAAGAGTTCCAAAGGGTCCAGGACATCCAGTCTCAGGGTTGGTATAAAGTTGCCGATGGTATGGACAATTGGGGCGGAAAACTAAAGACTGCTGGAACTAACATGAGCGATGTAGGAAGTAAAATGACTAGAGGGATAACGGTTCCCGCGGTCGGTGTTACTGCAGCCGTTGGCGGAATCGTTGCGGCGTTTGGTTGGGGTAGGCTCACAGGGCTAGACAGCGCACAAGCGCAGCTAAAAGGATTGGGCTACAGTACAGAGGACGTAGGACGTATATCCGGAGATGTGACCAAAGCAATCGACGGCGGCATGACAACCATGGCTGAAGGTACAGCAGTTGCAGCAGGAGCTATGGCGGCCGGTGTTAAAGAGGGTAAAGAATTACAACGGTATATAAAGCTAGTCGGTGATGCAGCTATCGGCGCTAACAGACCCGTCGAAGAGATGGCTCAGATATTTAACCGTGTCGAGGGTTCAGGTAAATTAATGACACAGGAATTAAATATGATCGAACAAGGTATGCCAGGATTTTCCCAAGCAATGGCTAAACACTTAGGCGTATCAACTGAAAGTCTCCGTGAAATGGTAACGGAAGGAAAGGTAAGCTCAAGTGATTTCAAGGATGTAATGGAAGATTTCGCAGGTGGTATGGCTGAAGAATACTCTAAGACTTGGGACGGTATGATTGATAATACTAAAGCTTATGTGGGAATTATAGGAGAGTCATTCCTGCAAGGTGTATTCGAGGACTCTAAAAAGTCGCTGGCTGACTTTATAGAGGTACTTAAATCACCTGAGATACAGCAACGAGCGGCAGAAATGGGAGAAGTAGCAAGAGAAGCGTTTACCAAAATGAAAGATAGTATTATGGGTGTCGTTGAGTGGTATCAGAACCTTGACGATGGACAAAAGACTATGCTTAAGCGACTAGGACTTGTAGCAGTAGCTGGTGGACCAGCATTAGAATTTGTTGGTAAGTTCACAACAGGCATAGGGGGCTTAATGCAGGGTACCGGTAAACTAGCTAAGGCAATTGGTTTGTCTAAGGGTGCTGGATTACTAGGCGCATTGGGCGGTCTTGGTAAAGCTGGTGTTGCTGGACTAGCAATTGCAGGGGTTGGAGCGCTTGGTTATGCGACATACAAATACATTAAAAGGGCTAAAGAATCTAAAGAAGTTAATTTAGATTCAGCTGAATCATTTAGCAAACAAGCCGGGGAACTTGAGAAAAGCGCTGATACGTTTGATAAGTTGTCTGATAAAGCAAAAATAAGTAATGAGCAATTAGCTGAATTGAACGATTTAAACATTAGGATATCTGAATCTAGCAACCCCGGTGAAATAAAAGAGTTGCAAAAGCAATATGATGCACTTGCTGAAAAATCCGGTCTTTCAAAAGATGAGTTAAAGAACTTATTTAAGGCCAACGGTAATATCATAGAACAATCAAAAGATGTTAAAAAGTCCGTTTCTGATCAAGGGAATGCCTTTGCTGAAAGTACTGATGCGGTCCAAAAGCAGATCGATGCATTAAGAAAACTATCAGAAATGGAATTAAAAGAAGAAAGACGGATCCTATTAGAGCAAGAGGATGAAATACGCGGTAAGATCAGCGAAAAATCCAAGGAGTTAGAACAAACTGAAAAACGTACAAATGCCATTCTTGAAAATGCGGAAATGTCAAAGTCCGAAATTAGTGACAGAGTATCTGAAATAAATGACAAATTGTCCGATGGTAATTTATCAGAAGAAGAAGCTTATGCCTTGGATGCAGAACGTAATGACTTGCTAATGATAAAACGAGGTAAGACGGCTGAGATATTAGAGGATCTTAAGGAAGAAAGAGAAGTAATAGAAAAAAGTATTGAAGGTGAAGAAGAAAAGTTAGAAAAATTAGACCTGGTCAATGAGCAAATGGCTAATGTTTACCTGGCCAACGTTGGTATAAATGAAGAAGGCGAAAAAGGACTTGAAAAACTAGATAAGTCTATAACTAAAAGCGATGAAGAGTTAGAAAAACTGAATAATAAGCTAGAAACTAACGGAAAACTTACCCAAGAAGAGCAAGAAAGATATGATACATTAACGGAAACAAACGGAAAACAGAAAGAAGCAAGGGATTTAATATTTGAAGAACTTGGTCTTTATAAAGATGTTAATTCTTTAGCGGAACACAAACTAGATAATCTTGATTCCGAAGGTCAAAAAAAGATAGAAAACTTAGCTAAAACTGCAGATATAAAAGTTGAAGAAGGCAATATCATAAAGCAGTTGGACAGTAAAAACAAAAAACATCTTGAAGAAATAGGGTCACTCGAAGAAAAGAAAAAGAAGAACGGTGCAAACAAAAAAGAAATAGACAAGCAGATTGATGCGATTGGCGATAAAATCAGATCAAATGATGATGTCAAAAAACAGATATTAGAGGAACTTGGTATTTGGGATGATGTGAAGGGCAGCATTAATCTATCATCTAACAATATCGATAAGAAGAACACAAAATCTAAAACGGGCGCAAGTATACTGAAAGACCAGTCCACCTTTATATCCGATCAAATCAGAGGTTTAAAGGGTGCTAGCAGTCAACAAAGCACAAACAACAGTAAGATAGATACTGGTGCTAAGAGCGCTAAAACAATGACTGATGAATTATCTAAAGACGTAAATAAAAGTGTCAAAACAAATCTTAATCCCACAGTAGCGAATATTAACAAGGCGCTATCAGCACCAATATCCAAGAGAATAAACGTAAGTCAAAAAATGATTAGATCATTTGGTGGTTCCTCTCGATCGGTAAAAGCTTACGCTAAAGGAACACCATCTAGTGGACACCCTGGAGGAATGGCGGTGGTCGGTGACGGTGGTGGTCGTGAATTAATCCAAACTCCAAGTGGAGCATCCTTTTTATCGCCTGATACGGACACAATGCTCAACTTACCTAAGGGTACGCATGTAATGCCGCACCGAGAAACAGAAAGGATATTAAAAAACACTCCACACTATGCTAACGGTATAGGCGACTTCAATTTTGATAATTTGAGGAACAGTGAGTTCATGAAATTATTAGCATTAGCTGGCAAGAACCTTCAAAGAAAAGTAAGAACGACTGATCAAGATAGAAGAAATAAAAATGAGAGCAAAGAGGACAAAACTTTAAAAAACTTACTTCAAGCCACCCTAGAGCAAAACCAGATATTGATGCAGATACTCGCTAAAAATCCTAGCATAAAAGTAAGTAAGAAAGATATTACAGACTCTGTAAATGACCAAAATTCCATTGATTCTCTAGGAATGGACTATTTTTAAGGGGGGGGTGATCCATTGTTTATTATGTACGACAATAAAATGAATCTTATACCTTTTCCAGATGGCGCTCAGCCACTGGATATTTTTATATCTTCTATCGACAAAGAAAGAGTCACCGAACGATTAGAGGGCATGGACGGTAAGATTGATTTTGGTTCAACATTTAATGAAAGAAGTGTAGAACTAGATTTGCTTTTACAGTCTAAAGATACGCAAGATTATCGATTATTGAGAAATGCCGTGTACTCAATGTTTCAAAAAAAAGATACCTTTTATATCAGCGAAACATATGAGAGTAGCAAACGTTATAAAGTATCCGTTGATGAGTCGTTTATCCCTGAAAGAATGCCGAACAATCAGCGTGTTGCTGAAGCTAGTGTAGCTTGCACAATTGTAGGGTCTCCATTTGCCGAATCAATTGGAACAACAAGAGATATTCAAAATAACGACTTGGATGCTAGTTCTGAATTATGGTCTTTTGGTATGGGGTTACAGTCGGAAGAAGACACGTTTAAATATAAGCACACTGTGGGTAGAGGTGAGGCGTTTAAGATTTACAACGCGGGTGACGTTACAGTTCACCCGTTTATGCAAGATATGGATCTAATGATCTCTAGTGTTAACGGATCTAATAACTATTTTGAGCTATTAAACGAAA